CACCGGCGAGCGCGACGAGATCGGACTGGTCACCGAGGCGCAGGCGGAATACCTGCGTGGTGATGCCACACCCGGCTCGCTGTTCGCGCAAGCCGAGGCATCGGGCACGTTGCCATGGCACTTCCGTAACGAAACCGGTGGCGCGGTGTTCGATTTCAAAGCGCATCCTCAGGCGACGTTGTACTGGCCGGCCAACATTCCGGTCTGCGGAACACCAGTCACCCTCGATGTTGCGCACGAACCACCGCTGGCCTATCTGCCGTTCCTGTTGACCGGCGATCCCTACTATCTCGAGGAGCTGCAATTCGCTGCGACCTACAACGTGCTCGCCTCAAATGGCGCTGGGCGGGGCTCGTTCTGCATCGGCTTCGCATTGCGCGCCCACGCCTGGGCGCTGCGCGTGCTGGCGCAATGTGCACGGATCACACCCGACGACGCACCAGGCTGGGTGCAGTCGCGCGCATATTGGCAGGAATGGCTCGATCAGGAGCGCGATTGGATGCTGGGCCGCTACGTCAATCCGACTGCGGCGCCGTTCACCGACCTACCATACCAGCCATTTCATTTCATGCAGAGCGCGGACGGATCGCCAGCGTCATCAACGATAGCGGGCGGCACTTTCATTTCGCCGTGGATGGAGGATTACGAGGCTGCGGTGCTCTGCCATGTCGTGGAGATGGGGCATGCTGACTGGCAGCCCATCCTGGAATGGAAGATGGTCAACACCATCGACCGCACCAATGGCACGAGTGGATGGGTGCGCGCCAGGACAACGATCTATAACATGGTGCTGCGCGAGACCGACAAGTCTCCCTACGTCGCGGACTGGCAGGCGGTCTGGGACCTCAACGTGAAGATGCAGCCGCCGGAATTTTCGGACTTCCCTGACCCCGACGCGATCCCAGCGGGCGCCAGTTTGACGTATGCAAGCTACACTATGTCGGCGCTGGCGATGGCTGCATCACTCGGCGTCGAGGGTGCGGCGGAGACCCACGCCTGGCTGCGCGGGCAGATCGAGAACAACAGCGACAGCAACAACTACATCGACCGCAAGTGGTCGATCGGGTGACACCACCGAACGGCAACGGTAACGGCCGCCATGGGCTGCTGGCCAACGTCAGCGACAAGCTGATCCGCGCGCTGCCGCCGGCCATGGTATTACTTGTGTTGCTCAATATAGTCTTTCTCGGAACTACGATGTATTTGGTGCAGAACAATGCAGACTATAGGAACCAACTATTGACCAAGATCGTCGAGGGGTGCCTGACGCAGCGCCAATGAACGACACGGAATATATGCCGGCGAACTGGGGCGAGGCGATCTCGCGTGCGCAGAACCCGTTCGCCGTGGCCACTGCCAGGTATGCCCGCGCTCCGATTGCGTTCGTGCGTGAGGTGCTGGGGACCGAGCCGGATGCGTGGCAGATCCAGGCGCTGCGGTCGTTCGCACGCGGTCATACCCGTGTCAGCATCCGCAGCGGCCACGGCGTCGGCAAGTCCTGCCTCGCGGCCTGGGTGTGCTGCTGGTTCGCCAATACGCGGGCGCCGATGAAGATCGCGGTCACCGCGCCCACCGCGCCGCAACTCTCCGACGTGCTGTGGCCGGAGATCCAGAAATGGTTCGGCGTGCTGCCGGAGACATGGCGCAGCCTGTGGTCAGTGACATCGGATCATATTTCACTCAAAGCGGACCCTGAGAGTTTCATCACCGCCAGGACCAGCCGCCCAGAGCAGCCCGAGGCGATGGCGGGCATCCACTCGACGCACGTTCTGCTGGTGGCCGATGAGGCATCGGGCATACCCGAGAGCGTGTTCGAGGCGGCGGGTGGCTCCATGTCCTCCCCTGGGGCCATCACGCTGCTGATCGGCAACCCCACGCGGTCCAGCGGCTACTTCTGGCGCACGCAGGTGTTGGAGCGTGACCGCTGGCACTGCATCCGGGTGTCCAGCGTGGACAGCCCGCGCGTGGCCAAGGGGTTCGCCGAGGAGATCGCCGAGCGCTACGGCCAGGACAGCAACGCCTACCGCGTGCGTGTTCTCGGCGAGTTCCCGGCGCAGGACGACAACACCCTGATCCCGGCCGGGCTGGTGGATGCGGCCATGGTGCGCGATGTGGCGCTGGACCTGACGGCGGCGGCGATCTGGGGCGTGGATGTCGCCAGGTTCGGCAACGATGCCAGCGTGCTCATCAAGCGGCGCGGGAGCGTGGTGTACGAGATGCCGCGCACCTGGCACCAGACCGACACGATGGGGCTGGCGGGTGCGATCAAGGCCGAGTACGACGGCGCCGGGGCGTCCAGGCCAGGGCTGATCTGCATCGATGTCATCGGCATCGGCGCGGGTGTGGTCGATCGGCTGCACGAGATGAACATCCCGGTGCTGGGCGTGAATGTGGGCGAGACGGCGAGCACCACGGGGCGGTTTGCGCGGTTGCGTGACGAGTTGCTGGTGCGGGTGCGCGAGTGGCTGGAAACGCGGGCGGTGCGGCTGCCGCTGCACGACCAGTTGCGCGATGACATGGTGATGCCGCGCTATGCGTTCCTGTCCGATGGCCGGATGCAGGTGGAGAGCAAGCAGTCGATGCGCAGCCGCGGGCTGCCGTCATGCGATCACCTCGATGCGCTGGCGCTGACGTTCTGCGAGCAGGGGCTGGGGATAGCCAGTGGGATGACTTCCGGTTTACATGATTCGAGGGCAATGAGAATGGACCTCGCCCCGGGGGATTATGTATAGCCTACGGCGTGGAGAGTACCGTGAAAGGCGAGCGAGCCGGAGGGTCGGAGGGTACCGAGCGCAAGGAGCGAGCCGCCAACCGAGAGAGTACCGACACCCGCGAGCGAGCCGAAGGACGAGAGAGTACCGAAGTTGTTGAGCGAGCCGCAGTAAGGGAGAGTACCGCCGTTCAGGAGCGAGCCGAAGCGACTGAGAGTACCGGATGGTGCGAGCGAGCCGTCGTCGCCGAGAGCACCGTTGTCGGAGAGCGAGCCGATACAGGGGAGAGTACCGCTATGCGAGAGCGAGCCGGGGAAGCGGAGAGTGCCGGCCTCAGAGAGCGAGCCGCGGACGCGGAGAGTACCGCGACGTAGGAGCGAGCCGCACCACTGGAGAGTACCGAACCGCATGAGCGAGCCGAGTTGGATGAGAGTACCGAACACGAGGAGCGATTGAATGCCTGATGCCGTAGCACCGAGAGAGTTCTTTGAATCCATCCAGCGGCTGACGCGCGACCTGCGCAGCGCGGCAATTACCTTGTCCGAACGCGAGGCGCGGTTTCTCGTCGATGCCTACTATGCGATGCAGCGCGACCGCATCCGCGCGGCGCACCAGACCCGCACGCTGGCCGACAACGCCGAGCCTCACGACGTGCTGGAATGGCTACAGGCGCAACGCGATACGCTGGAGAAGCAGATAGCGGGGGCGCTGGATGCCTATAGCGATGGTCAGCCGGCGGGGCGCTGGGCGCGCAGCATTACCGGCATCGGCCCGATCATCTCGGCCGGTTTGATCGCCAATATCGACATCAGGCAGGCGCCGACCGTTGGGCATATCTGGCGGTTTGCCGGGCTCGACCCGACGATGAAGTGGGAGAAGAACACCAAGCGGCCGTGGAATGGCAGCCTCAAGCGCCTGTGCTTCTTGATCGGCGAGAGCTTCGTCAAGGTGTCAAATAACGAGAATGACATTTACGGCAAGGTGTATGCGGCGCGGAAGCTGTATGAGCAGGCGAAGAACGCGGCCGGGGACTATGCCGGGCAGGCGGCGGCCTCTCTGGCGGCCAAGCGGTTTGGCGACGATACGCAGGCGAAGAAGCATTATCTGGCGGGGCAGTTGCCGCCTGCGCGCATTCATTTGAGAGCGGAACGGTATGCGACCAAGCTGTTTCTGTCGGATTTACATGCTGTTATGTATTGGATCGAGTTCACAGCGCTCCCGCCGAAGCCTTGGATCATCAGCCATGGAGGACACGTCCATTACGTCCCGCCCCCGAACATTGATCTTGTGCCTGGGTTGTCAGACGCATTTAAAACCCTATCGCCAAGGTCTATGCGGTAGCTGCTACGGGAAACGGTACCGCGCGAATCTCGCCCGCCTAACTGGCCGATATAGCCGTTCCTCAGGAGAGTACCGGAAGCTCGGAGCGAGCCGTTCGTCAGGAGAGTACCGAACTACCGGAGCGAGCCGCATCCGCAGAGAGTACCGAACCGCAAGAGCGAGCCGAGGACTGGGAGAGTACCGCCTCAAAGGAGCGAGCCGCGCTCAGTGAGAGTACCGATTCAGGGGAGCGAGCCGTACCTCGAGAGAGTACCGTGCAACGTGAGCGAGCCGTGCGTCAGGAGAGTGCCGTAAGCCTCGAGCGAGCCGCACGCATTGAGAGTACCGATGTCCTTGAGCGAGCCGATGTATTCGAGAGTACCGTGAGGAGCGAGCCATGAGCGGTATGCTGCCACAGCCTCCGGGCGGCCCACCGCCGATGCCGCTGATCCCTGGCCTCGTGCCGCAGGGCATGCGCGCCGCCGGGATGCAGTTGGGCTCGGAGCAGGTGCTGGCGTATCTGCTGCCGCCGAAGCGGGACGGGGACGCGCCGCAGCCGGACAGCGACGAACAGCTTCCGGCCGGACTTCGGAAGTACGCCGCCGGGCTGCGTCCTGCGACCAAGCCGGAAGGCGCTGCATGGCAATCGGAGATCATCTTTGAACGCCTGGGCAAGACGGATATCGAGATCGCGGCGGTGGCGAACTACTACTTCAAGATCGCCGAGAACTATGACAACTACCTATCGCGGGAGCGCATCACCGCGTCGCAGTACTACGCCGGCCGCCCGTTCGGCGACGAGGCATCCGGCCGCAGCCAGATCGTGCTCACCGTGGTGCGGGATACCATCCGCCAGACGCTGCCTAGCCTGCTGCGGCTGTTCACCGCCGTGGAAGATCCCGTCAGTTTCGAACCCATCTCCTCCGAGATATCCGGCGACGACAAGCTGGCGACCACGCTGGCCCGGCAGGCGACGGACTACTGCCGCTGGGCGCTGTTCACGGCCAACAAGGGCTGGCAGGTGCTCCACGATGCGCTGCTCGATGCGCTGACGCGCAAGGCCGGCTGGGTGCGCTGGTATTGGGGCGCCAAGCGACAGGTGCGCACCGAGGTGTGCGAGGGCTTGCTGCTGCCGCAGTTGCAGATGCTGCTGGCCGAGCCGGGCATCGAGGCACAGCGCATTGTCAGACGGCCGATGCTCGATAGCGAGAAACAAGCCCTGGCCAAGACGCCGGATGGGCAGATGTATCTCAGCCAGGGCGCGCCGGCAGAGTACTGGTCGGCCACCATCACGCGCTCTGCCCAGCAGTCGTGGCCGGTGGTCGAGGCGGTGGCGGCGGAATGCGTCTGGGTAGTCGCCGATGCCGCCACCGTCGAGGACGCGCGTGCGGTGTTCCATGTGCGCGATGTCACGGCCAGCAGCCTGATCGAGATGGGGCTGCCCGAGGACAAGGTGTTGGCGCACCGCGATGCGATGCTGCGGCCGAACCAGCGCCGCGAGATCATCGCGCGGGACTATGCCCAGGGCTACAACATCAAGGGCGCGCCGCCGAACGATCGCAGCATGGGTATCGTACGCTATGTCGAGGGCTGGATCCGCTGCGACGCGGACGGCGATAACCGCGCCGAGCTGATTCATGTGCACATGCTGGGCAACGCCTCCAGCCTGGTGCAGTGGGAGCGCTGCGATGAGATCCCGCTGGCGTGCTTCACCCCCTATCGTGAGCCGGGACGCATTATCGGATCGTCGCAGGCTGACATGGTCATGGACCTGCAACGGGTGGAAAGCCGCGTTATGCGTGCGGTGCTCGATAGCCTCGGGCAGGCGATGTTCCCGCGCACCGCGGTGGTCATCGGACAGGCGAACCTCGCGGACGTACGCCAGACGGCGATCGGTAGCATTATCAGGGTTGCCCAGCAGGGGGCGGTGGCGGAACTGGTGAAGCCATTCACCGGCAAGGAAGCGCTGCCGGTGATGGATGTGCTGGAGGCCATCCGCGAGAGCCGCACCGGCATCACCAAGGCCAGCGCCGGGCTGACGGTGGACGAGTTGCAGAGCACCTCGCCCATTGCCGTGTCACAGCAATCCTCGGCAGCCCAGGACCGCCTCGACATGGTGGCGCGGACGCTGGCCGAGACGGGGCTGGCGCCGCTCTATGCCGGCATCCTGCGCATGATGGCGCGGCAACAGGACCGGCCGAACGTGGTGCGGATACGCGGCCAGTGGGTTGCCATCGACCCACGCGCTCTGGGCACCATGTGGGAATGCTCGGTCAACGTCGGCGGCAAGGGGATGCCGCACGAGCGGCTGGCGATGCTCAACGCCATTGCCCAGAAGCAAGAGCAAATCATCCAGATGGGCGGGCTGAACAACCCGCTGGTTGGGATACCGGAATACCGCAACACACTCACCCGCATGCTGGAGACGGTGAACATCTCCGACGTGTCCAGCTACTTCAAAGCCCTGCCGCCGGGGTTCCAGCCGCCGCCGGCGCCGCAGCAGCCGAACACCGACATGCTGCTCGCCCAGGTGCAGCAGGCCAAGACCGCGGCGGATGTGGAGACAGACCGGGCCAAGGCGCAGACCGACCGCGCCAAGCTGCTGCTGGAGGACGACCGCGAGCGCGACAAGGCAGCACTCGATGCGTGGAGCAAGACCTGGGTGGCCGCGGCACAGTTCGGCACGCCCGCGCCTGCATTCGACGAGTTCCAGACCGCCATGAAGTCAAAGGCGCCCGCCGTGGCCATGCTGGCCGATCTGCCGCCGCCGACCAGCCCGCAACAGCCCGCGACCGGGCAGCAGGCACAGCCACCGAAGCCCGGACCGCCGCAACCACCGATGCAGCCGCAGCTCGGTGGCCCACGGCCGCCGATGATGCCGCCACAGGCACCACGTCCAGGCCCGGCGCCGATGGACCCGGCGACAGCCATGGCGGTCCGCGGCGCACTGATGGGCAAGGGAATGCCGTCAGCATATGGGCAACTGACCAACAAGGCGATGCTTAGTCCGCTAATGGGCCCTAGCGGTCCGCCGCTGCCGGGGCCGCAGGGCGCGAGCCCCAATGGTTGAACTGACCACCGACCAGATCGTGGCTGCCGAGGGCGCGAAACGCCTGCTGTCAGACCGCATCTTCAACGACACCATCGACGAGCTGATCCGCGACGCCACGCAGAAGTCGGTGATCCTCGATGACGCCATGCAGCGCGAGGCCAACCGGCAGATGGTGCTGGCGATGATGCGTTTCCGCGGCGCGCTGGAGGCGGCGGTGGACTACGTGGATGCGGCACGCGACGACGCACAGAACGCCAAGAGGTTCGAATGAGCGACAACCCCACCTCCGCACCCGCCGGGCAGGCTGAAGGCGCATCATCCGACAGCGCGCCATCCGTCAGCCCGCCGCCATCCTCGCAACCGGCCATCAGCGTCTCCGAGGCCGGGCGCCTGCTCCGCCAGCAGCGGCAGCAAGGCCAACCGGCAGCAGAGTCCACACCACCGGCAAGCCGGCCGTCGCCCAACGATGCCGCTGCGGCCGCTCAGAAGCCCCCAGCGGGCACTGACACGGCCCCGAAAGCACCTGCCGCACCTGCTAAGGCGGACGCCGGCCTCAGCGCCATGGAGCGCGCTCTGGGCGTGCCAGGTGGGGCGCCGCCGGAAGGTGTGCCGGCAGCACCTGCGCCTGACGCCTCGGCCGGCGTCGAGATCGAAGGGCAGCGCTACACCACGGCGCAACTGCGCGAGGCGGTGCTGAAGTCGGCGGACTACACCGCCAAGACCCAGGAACTCGCCGAGCAGCGCCGCGCCCTGCAGTCGCAACAGGAAGCGCTGGCCACCGTGCTGCCGTATATCCAGCCGGAACTCGCGCGCCTGGCCCAGACCGTCCAGGGCGCGTCACGGCCGGATGCGGCACTGTTGCAGACCGACCCACAGCAGTACCTCCAGCAACTGGCCCAGTTCGAGGCCGCACGCGAGGAACAGGGCCGCCTCGGCAACCTCACGGCATTGCAGCAGCAGGCATACCAGCGCGCCATGGAGCAGCAGGTGGCAGCGGCCAACGAGCAACTGGCCAAGGAGTTCCCGTTCTGGGCCGATCCGGCCGAGCGGGCGGCAGCGCAGCAGCAACTGGTGGAATGGGCCACCACCAAGGGCGGTTTCAACCGCGACGAGCTGCGCGGCGTGACGAATGCGCATTATTTGAAAACGATGATGAAGGCCATGCAGTTCGACCGCTGGGTGGAAGGCGCCAAGACCACGGCGCCACAGCCTCGGCTACAGGCCCCGGTGCGTGGTGCAGCACCACCGCCGGCACCCACCGAACGCATCCAGGTCGCGGAGCAGTCGTTCGATCAGAAACCAAACGTCAGGAACGCCGCCGCCCTGCTCGCCGCCCGTCGCGGCAGCAACGGCGCGATGCCACGTTGACGAGTCTGCAACTTATCCGGTAGTCTAGACGAGTCGCCCAAAGGAGTGCGCTAGCACCAACTAGAGGGCGAGCCGTGCCGCGCTAATGCTGACCGCCGCCTGCTCTCGGGAGTGCCAGTCACCAACCCGAGCCAGCCCGCCGCGATCCATTGCGAAACCCAACAACTTTGGTTTCACCGCACGGCGACGCGCCATAGCTGCGTCCCGTGCTGCAATGGAGATGCGGCATGGCCGTAGGAGCACAAGGCGCAGCACCGGCCGGTACTTATATTGAGACAGCGGCCGTTGGCGTCAAAGAAGACCTCGCCGATATCATCTACCGCATCGACCCGGACGAGACGCCGCTGGTATCCGCGTGCGCTCGGGTAGAAGCAAATCAGGTCCTCACAGAATGGCTCGTCCAAGAGCTTAATGCTGCCGCCGATAACGCGCAGCCAGAGGGCTTTACCGCCGTCATGCAGGCTGTGATCAAGCCCGTAAGACTTAACAACGTATGCCAGATACTAGCGCGCACCGTCGCCGTGTCCAATACGCTGCGTTCGGTGGACATGGCCGGCGGCGAGGACGAGTACAACCGCCAGCTTGTGCTGCGTGGCATGGAGGTCAAGCGCGACCTCGAACTGGCGGTGACCTCGCCGCTGGTCCGCACCATCACCGACCCACGGCATATGAGCGGACTGCCCTGCTACTGCGTCAACGGCTCACGCGGCGCCGGCGCGGGCGTCATGCCGGTGGGCGACGGCAGCAACGCAGGGACAGCTGGCACGCTGCGCGATCTCACGCTGGCGATGATCGACAGCGCCATGCAGCAAGCCTGGCAGGCCGGCGGCAAGCCAACGCTCGCCGTCATGAGCGGCAATATCAAAGCCTATTTCGCCACGCTGTCGCAGGGCGGCACCGGCAACCCGATCGTGGCCCA